GAGCGGGAGCGGTCGCGGGAGCGTTGCTGTTGGTGGTCATGGTACTTTCCTTTCAATGTGATAGGCGGGTTTGCCTACCTGGTATATAGCACAAACTGTACCATATCAAGGAACTTAATAGAATCAATATGTTAGACTATTTGCCATATCTTTCGACTGTCCAATATCCGTCAACTATGTCCATTTGTTGGACACAATTGACGGATATTGGACAGTCGACTATTGACGCACTAGGTTTTGCCTTGTGCAGGACCTGGCGCCCGACCGACCCTCCTCGGCAAATTTTTCACCCTCCGAAACTTTCCCACCACAATCAACTAACCACCTTGACATAGCCCATGCTATGTACTATCGTGAATCTAGGAGGTTGCGAAAATGAAAGTACTGATGAGATTAAGGATCCCCGAAGACGACTCAACGGCAATTGACACGATGGCTAAAACCAGCAGTCGCTCCGAGTATATGAGGAAAGTAATAGACGAATATGTAAGCGACAGGGACAAACTGCTTGAGATGTTCAATGATTTGATTGGTTCCGTTGAAGGAGACAAAACCGAAAATGAAAGAGACTAATATCATGGTGGACCACACCCTGGTCGAGAAGATCAGGAGGATCGCCAGCGCCCTTGGGATGAGCTTCGACGCCCTTGTGCGGATGATTGTTCATCACCATGTCATCACCTCGGACCACGAAGGTTCAAACCATGCCTAGAGTCTTCTCCGCCCCCAACCCGAACTCGATCGTCCATTTGGCGGTCGAGCGGGCTGGCGGCCTGAAAAAACTCGCGGAAGATTTGGGACTGAGCCCGAAAACAATCGGCCAGTGGGTAAAGCTCGACAGGATTCCGGCCAGGCACCTGCTGAGGGTCTGCCACCTGTCGGATACCGAGCCGCTGGCCCTGATCAGTTACATCGAGCGGCGCAAGAAGCCGTGGGTGTTCAAGAGCGCGACCAAGAAAGCGAACACCCTGGACACCCTTGTTCGCCTGCAAAACAATGAGATCACCGAGGGCGCGGTCTTTCTGGAGACCCGCCTGAGCCCCCGCGTCATCCGACAGACCCTGACCTTGTGGGGCAGCCGCCTGGCGCTGCTTCGCGACACCCTGCACAGCACCTTGCCCGATGCCGTCAAGGCAACCCGCCTGGGTATAAGCGGCCGTCAGTTGCGGCGCCTGAAAGCCACGTACCTGCCTGCACCGGATAGGGAGTCGCTGCCTTACCGGGCTGCCCGGAAAGCCGCCAAGGCCCGCTGGAAAGCCTACCGCCACCTTGCCACCCAAGTGGTCAGGGGCGATGTCACGCGCCAGGAAGCCGCCGCCGCCGCCGAAAGGTCGACCCGGCAGATGGACCGCTGGATCGAAAAAGCCCTGCGCGACCAGTTCGGTCTGCTGCTGCGCGAGATTCTGCCCCTGCCCAAGTCGTTCAGGTATGCGCTGGCCGAGGAAATCGAGCACGACCATGCCGAGGTGATCCAGCCCTTGATCGAATACTGGCGGACACAGGGCATGGCGGCAAAAGCGTGGCCCGACCCCGTGGCGGCGTGGGGGCGTATACCGATCAAGCGGTGCCTGATCTGGTTATTGACGGGCGAGGTGTCGATGCAGGCGTTGTGCGATGAGCGCAACACGGACAAAGGACGCTTGATTCCGCTGCTGACAGGTAATTTGGTGTTCCTGGGCGTCAGTTTTGAGCAGGCGGCCTCATGGAGCATTCACCATCAGGAGGCGCTGGCCATGATTTTGAACTCGATGTAGGTCAAAATGCGGTATTTGCCATCAATTTTTGGTTAAAGTAAGGAGATTTAGAGTGCTTTCCCGCGAAAACATGCTTGATTCCATCGAATCAGGGAAAACGCCGCCCGTGGCCGCCCCGTTCCGCCTGGAAAACATGGGCGAGGGCGCTTTGTTGGATTTGAGGGCTCAAATCGACGCTGCGCTGCCCTCCAAATGCCTCAAGGACCTGGATCTGGAGACGGAGTTGGTCATCCAGCTGCAAACCGCCAAGCAGTTGCAGAATGAAGTACTCAATGACGACGGTGTCCCCGCCAACCAAAAGGCGCAGGTGTTGAATGCGTGCGCTTCGTCGATAGAATCCCTGATCCGAATGCAGGAAAAATACCATACAGGGGAGCGCCTGAAGCAAATCGAGACGCATTTGATTGATGTATTGAATCGCCTGCCCTTGGAAACAACAACCCAATTTTTTGAGTGGTACGAACAATATGGCAGTTGATTATTGCAGGATCGAGAGATGGGTTGCCTGGCCATAAGAGTTTGCTGTATAATTGTTCCAAGTGGTTATTACAAGGGAGCACTATAGTGGCGTTGAGCAAGGAACAAGGTGAGGCGGTTTGGTTGAGGAGGTGGGAGGCGTGGAAGGGAAGGGCAGCAAGGAAGCATGCCGGGATATATACCTACCCGTCCCCAGAACGTACCCGGGAGGGCAAGATCCGAGTTCTGTGCGCGACACATGGGGAGTTTTTCCAAGCGCCAAATAAGCACATGATAGGTCGCGGCTGTCCAAAGTGCGTCGGCCGGGGCGTATCGAAGCGGGACCAGCTTGAGGGCCGGTACCCTTCGCACGATTGGTCACATGTCCCTGATGATATCGGTACGCGTGATGTTTTGATGGTACGTTGCGGAGTTCACGGGGAGACGAGGAGCCGTTTTAATCGCTTGATGCAGCGCAGGGAGGGCTTGTCGCCGTGCTCGAAATGCTCGATCGAGGCCCGGGGGTTGAAAAAACGCATCAGCTTCGATACTTTGAAGGCTCGGATTATGGCTGTTCATGGCGACCGTGTCAGCCTCATCTCCTATAGTGGTCTTTCGGCCGATAAGGCTGTGTTCGCGTGCCATACACATGGGGAATTCAGCGCGAAACCTCTCGACGTGTGTAACGGGCACGGTTGCCCTATCTGCGCCCTTGAAGTACGCAAGACGTGGATACGCGCCAATCTGAAGACTACCCCTGAGGATTTTGTCACTAAAGCCCGAGGGGTACATGGGGATACCTATGACTACGACCTCGACACATACACACTGACAACGGAGCGTGTCCGTATTATATGCAAGGAGCATGGGGAGTTTTGGCAGATCGCACGGAATCATACGACCCTTGCGGCGGGTTGCCCACGCTGCGCGATCTCGGTTTCAAAGGGCGAGGATGCGGTCGCGAGCTTTCTCTCTGGTTTGGGCGTCGAGGTCGTGCGGAGGGAGCGGGACATCTTGAACGGACGGGAGTTGGATATCTACCTTCCAGAGCACAGACTCGGCATCGAGTTCAACGGCTTGTATTGGCACGGTGAATTACACAAGGATGCGGACTACCATAGGAATAAGCTACTGCGTGCTCGTGAAGCAGGTATCAGGTTGGTCATGATTTTCGAGGATGAACTCCTTTTTAAGGAAGCACAGGTCAAGGCGCAGTTAGTGAGGCATGTGCGGGGGGTCGATTTGGTTGGAGCGCGTAAGACGCAGATCGTTGAACTGCCTTGGGCCGAGGCGAAAGCATTTTTCGATAAATACCATCTGCAAGGGGCCGGGAAGCCGGCGAAAGTTGCTTACGCCTTAGTCTATAAGGGTGAGGTCGTCTCCGTGATGTCTTTTGGCAGGGAACGGTTTTCCGGGGGTAGCGGTGCGTTCGAGATATACCGCTATTGCAATAAGGATGGGTTGGGGGTGATTGGAGGGTTGCGAAGATTGGTGGGGAGGTTTTTGCGGGACCACAAAGATGTACATAAGATTGTGACTTATGCAGACCTGCGGTGGGGGACCGGGGAGGCTTATGGGAGGGCGGGATTCAGTCCGGTCGGCGAGACGGACCCGGGCTATTTCTGGTGCAAGCGGGATATGAGGTATAGCCGCCAAAGATTTCAGAAGCATAAATTGGAAGCTATGTTGGAAGTATATGATCCGGAGAAGACTGAAGTGGAGAATTGCCACCGGAACGGCTACTGGAGAATTTATGATTGTGGTATGAGTAAGTGGGAGTTGATGGTATGAGTGACGAGTTCAAATTTCACCTGCAACGGCTGAAAGCGGCGACGGTCTCAAAGCTAACACTCGACAATATCCCTGAGTGGATTGTCCAGAACACATACCTGAATGGCCGCCCGTATAGCTTTATGCACCACGAGTACCAGGAGAAGATCCTGCGGGATCAGTCCCAGGAGACGGTGACCCGGAAGTGCTCCCAAGTAGGGTTGTCGGAGAAGATGGCGAGGAAGTCGGTGGCCTTGTGCAGCCTAACGCGAGGATACACTGTCGCTTACACGCTGCCCACGGCGGCATTTGCCGCGACATTCATGCGGACACGGATTGACCCTATCATCCAAAGCAGCCCTTATTTGAGCAGCATGATCCACACCACGACGGATAACGCGGAGGTTAAGCGGTTCGGCGACTCTTACCTGTACCTCAAGGGGTGCCAGTCGGAAAACGCGCCAATCTCCGTCCCCTGTGATCATCTGATACATGATGAAATTGATTTCAGCTCATCGGAAACGATTTCACAGTATCAATCACGCTTGACTCATTCACCCTACAGGCGCAAGGATAAATTATCGACCCCCACACTGCCCAATCGTGGGATCGACTACGAGTTTCAAAGGTCGCGCCGGCACTTCAACAAGGTCAAGTGCAGCCATTGCAATCATTGGTTCATACCCAGTTTTTATGAACATGTCGTGGTGCCGGGGTGGGACGGCCCCTTGAACGAAATCACCAAGGCAAACCTGTTCATGACGCGGTATCGTGAAGCCTATTTGTCCTGCCCATCTTGCGGAGGGGTCCCGGACCTGCGCCCGCAACACCGGGAGTGGGTGTGCGAAAACCCGGGGGAGAGCTACATTGCGGCGGGCTATCAGGTTACGCCGTTCGACTGCGGGTTGATTACGCCTGCTTATCTGGTCGAGGCACAGACACAGTACAAGAAGCTGACGGATTTCGTGAATTTCAACCTTGGGTTGCCTGCGGAGGACAAGGAATCGGTGCTGACCCGCGAGGAACTCGACGCTTGTCTCAAGGCGCCGGGGGAGACCGCCGTGGGGTCCTATGTCATGGGGTTGGACGTCGGCATGGTGTCGTGGTGTGTCGTGGGCCGGGTCGAGGCGGACCAGCACATCACGATCGTGCACGTGGAGCCTGTTCCGGCAGCCCGGTTGCGGGAGCGTTATGGTGAGTTGGTGCGGGTTTTCAGGGTTCGTATGACGGTCATGGATGCCTTGCCTTTTACGGAGACTGTGCTGGCCCTTCAGCACATGTTCCGGAACCTCTTTGCGGCGATCTTCACGCGTTCCAGGAACCTGGAGACATTCACGATCCGGGACCGGGACGAGGAGACGAAGGAGGGTGTGCAGGAGTTGAGGCAGGTCAATATCAACCGGGACAAGGCCATGGACGCGCTGATGGACACGATCCGGTCCGGGGGGATCAGCAAGGTTTCGGATGAGCATGACGAGGCGTGGGTGTCTCATTGCACCGCAATGTCCCGGATCAAGGAGTGGACGCCGGATGCCGAGTTGTCGTATGTGTGGAGGAAGCCCGACTCCGGGGACGACCACCTGTGGTTTGCCACCTTGTATATGCACGTCGCCTCCCAGATCCTGGGGGTATCGAAGCGCACAGGGGTGATGTTGTCCCCAATTCTGGGGACGTTCAAGGTGACCACTTGACGTAATATCACGGTCGGACTAATATAGTCTCAATCCACGCGGGGACGCCCCACCATGTTTGAGCGATTCAAGGCATTATTCAGTATCTCCGCTGCCGCCCAGCTTGCCCCGTTGCCTCCTCCCAAGGTGAGGCCGGGGGCTCGGGCGCTGCCTTCTTTCCTCAAGACGGTCAAGGGGAGCAGCACACTACCTCGTGACGATCGCCGCCTCATCAACAAGGACCTGACGGCGTACCGTACCGGGGTGACGACGCGGCAGGTCATGAGGGACATGGTGGCGAGCAGCCCCGACCTGTCGGCGGCGGTGTTCTCCTATTTGCGTTTGGCGCTGACGAACAAGTACCGGGCGGTGACCCGCAACCCTGATGGCAGCGCGAACCCTGAAGCGACGGCCCTGTTGCAGCAGTTGCTGGCCCGGTTCGATACGATGAGCGACCCCACACTGGGGTTCTCGTTGTCGACCTCGCTCCAGTCGATCAGCGAGGCTTGGGGCAGGGAACTGCTGACATACGGAGCATGCAGCGGCGAACTCGTCCTCGACAAGGCTCGCCTGCCGTCCTATATCCAGCCCTTGTCCGTGAGCAATATCGAGTTCAAGCAGGATGGGGTCACGGTCTCGCCCGTGCAGAAAATGTCGGGGGACGAGCGGGACCTGGACGTCCCGACCTTTTTCTACACCGCCCTTGACCAGGATCTCCTCGACCCGTACGCAAGCTCCCCCATGGAGCCGGCCCTGAAGGCCGTGCTGTTCTCCGAGACGTTCATGAATGATCTCCAGCGGATCATGTCCCGCGTGGTGCATCCGCGCCAGCGTGTTTCGATCAATACGGAGAAGTTCCTCGAGAATATCTCGGCCGAGGCCCACCATGATGCGGAGAAATTGGCGGAGGAGCAGAACCGGATCATCACGGACCTCGAGAACAAGATCAATGGCCTCAAGCCCGAGGACGCCCTGGTTCATTTCGACTTCATTGAGGTGACGGTCGACAACAACGGCAACATCAGCCTGTCGGATGAGTGGAAGATGCTTCAGGATCTGTCCAACGCGAGGCTGGCTTCGGGGAGCAAGACCGGGCCCTTTGTGCTGGGTCACGAAGTTGGGAGTTCCAACGTCGCGTCCACGAGTTCGATGTTGTTCGTCAAGAATGCTACCGTCATCAAGAACAAGATCGACGAGATGTACTCGCGGATGCTGACGCTGGCGTTGCGCCTGTTCGGCCATGACGTGTATGTCGAGTTCCGGTACGCGGACATTGACCTGCGGCCCGAGGCGGAGTTGGCGAGTTTCCGCCAAACGAATCAGGCGATCATCCTTGAGCAGTTGAGCCTGGGCCTGATTTCGGACGATGAGGCGGCGCTTGCCTTGACGGGGCACCTGCCGCCCAAGGGGTACAAGCCCCTCTCCGGCACCATGTTCAAGTCCGCTTCCGCCCATTCGGCGGGGGGCACGGGACCGAACAACGACGCCAGCACCCCGAGCAATGGCGGCAGCACGTTGAATCAGAAATTGGCGCCGGACACGCCCTCGCAGGGGCGCGGCGGGAACAAGAAGGCAGAGGCCGAGGTGGTGGATATACGTTCGGCCTTGTAGTCATTGTTTTATTGATGGACACATAGTAGAATGCCGCAAAGCATGGGGTGGCTATGACCGTCTATATCTGTGATTCGACCGTTTGCCCGCTGCGCGAGAAGTGCTTCCACACGCACGTCCGGCCGGGGGATGAGGTCCATGTGACGCACTTCCGTCCGCAGGAAGAGTTCTCGGGCCGTTGCCCGCACTACATGGAGCGGACGGCGGATGGCGATTAACCCCCGCATTGCCTACGCCGTCGCCGCCGCGACCGCCATTGCCATCCCTGCGGAGGGGCTGCGGCAGGTCGCCTACCGCGATCCGCCCGGCGTCATTACCGTTTGCTACGGCGAAACGCACAACGTCGATCCGCACAAGGTCTACAGCATCGACGAGTGCAAGGCATTGCTCAGCGCGTCGATGCTCAAGGCGGTTGAGACGGTCGAATACTGCCAGCCCGGACTGCCGGTGCACGTCCTCGCGGCTTTTGGCGATGCCGTCTATAACCTCGGCCCGACGATCGCCTGTGATCCCAAGCGCAGCACGGCTGCGCGACTGCTCAAGGCAGGTCAGTACGCTGATGCCTGTATGCAATTGTCACGCTGGAATAAGGCGCGCATTGCCGGGATAAAGGTCGAGCTTCCGGGCCTGACCAAGCGGCGCAACCGCGAGACGCAGTTGTGCATGCGGGGGTTCGCGTGAACGTCACCGTCTATCTCGGCTGGATCACGCTGCTGCTGGTCGGCGGCGTTCTCGCGGTATCTGCCTACGGCGTGATGGCCGACGCCCTGACGCTCAAGGAATTCCTGGCGCAGTGGATGCCGATCGCCACGCTGATCCTCGGCTACTGGTTCAAGGGGCGGGAGACGCAATGATCGAATCACCTTTGATTGAATCGCGAGCGAGTCATGACTGAGTCAGTGCACATGGCCTGGTCACTCATCAAGGCGTTTTTTCTGGCGCTTGCCGGTCTGCCGGTCACGTTGATCGGCTTCCCACTGGTCGCCCTTGGCCTGCCGTTCCGCAAATCGTCCTCCGAGACCCTTAAGCCGTTCACCCAGTTCCCCGAGCGCGGTCACTGGATGCTCGTCGACCTTCCTGCCTGGCTGAAGCCCTGGAGCAACCCATTCGATGGGTGTCTGGGCGACAAGCGCGGCTGGTGGGCCAACGAGCGGGACGGCAAGCACACGAGTTTCTGGTCCATGTGGCTCTGGATGGCCGTCCGCAACCCGGCGAACTACTGGAGCAGGGTCATTACCGGAGTAGATGTCTCTCGCTGCAAGATCGAGCGGGTCTACGGGAACGCCGACGTGATCGTCGAAGAGCCGGGCATCAGCAACTGGCATGTACTCAAGGCGACTCGGGATGATGGGAAGGCATTCTACCGCTTCTGGCTGGTGTGGGCTTACCCGTTCCGCCCTGACAAGAGCCTGAACATCGATATTGGTTGGAAGTTGAAGCTGGAACACAACGGTACGCCGAAGGATGCGCCGCTCAAAGAGCGGGTCGTCGGCTCCGTGTTCAACCCTGGGCCATGGAAGACGTTGGCATGACTGATTCAGAGCGCATCAACATCGTGGCTCAGATCATTGCCATGGAAAAGCAGATCAGTTATCTGCTGTCCAGTCTCGCAGTGATCAGGCAAGTCGTGCAGGAGGAACGGTGAGTGCGCTCAAACTGTTTAGCCTACGCGCTCCGGAAGTGGGTGACCGAGGGTGGCTCGATCATCATTCGCCGGTCTCAACTCGCCGAGATGTTTCCGAGGCCGCGCTGGCATCCGGTGAACTGGCTGCCGCATTTTTTGCATCGGGCGCGCTGCCTGGAAATCACGCAGTTCGTTCCGACCGAGGCGACCAAAGAACGGCACAAGCTGCTTGGTCTATGGCGTGCCTGGCTCGACCTGTGGTCGTTCGAGGGCGAGGTGATCGGCGATGACAAGCCGCGCCAGCCCTGCCCATGCGACGAGTGCGAAGGCATTGATCCTGTTGCGGCATCCAACCACCTAGAGGAACGATGACTGATTCCGAACGCATCCGCTTTGTCGAGCAACTCGGCTACCTGGAACGTGCCCTGACCGAGGCCATCGGCGCGGTCAATGCGATGCGCCGGGGCGTCGATCAATCGCTGCAACGCAGCCTTGCGCAGACGCTGCCGATCAAGGATGACCGGAATGACTGAGCGGCTCTACTGGACGATTGTGCTGGCCCTGTCGATCATCGGCGCGGCAGTCGCCGCCGCCCTGTTCTGGCCCCGTCCGCAGCCAGTCATTGAGGTCGCCAAACCAGCCATAGTCCAATCGGACGAGTCGCTCATCCTTGAGCGCACGGACACGCAACCGAGCGTCAAGCCGCCTCATGTCGTGCCCAAAGGTTCAACGGTCGAGCGCGTTGTGCAGGTCAAGGTCAAGCCGAAGGTCGTAATCGCTGATGGTATCAAGGATGCGCCGAGTTTATCGCCTGACGCTAAACCGGCTAATAACCCAATAACCGTCGATCTGTCCTTGGTCCGGCTGACGGACGACACCAAGCGGGTCATCGCCTCGTCACCGGATGGCGAGATCGTCGGCGGCATGGACATCCCCATCGAGACGCTGGCCTACAAGCCGCGAGTGTGGGCGGCGGGGATCAGCATCGATCCGGTTCATCAGGTCGGCGGAGTCTGGATCGAGCGCGACATCAGCCGCATCCGCCTCGGCGCGGAAGTTGGACAGAACAAGCATCACGATTTCGAAACGCGGCTGAGAATAGGGGTGGCATGGTGAGCAATTCGTCTATCGAGAAACTGCAAGAGCAGATCATCGCGGCCATCGCCAATGCCAGCGACCCGAACCTCAAGGCGATCCTGCTGCTCATGCACACGCAGACGACCATGATCTTCGAGGCGATCACCGAGATCAACAACAAGCTCGACGGCGTGTGGTCGGACGAAAAGAGCCTGCGCGAAACCGTCCTCAACGGTCACGCCAAGAGCCACGACGAGGACCACGGATGGATCGCCGAGCGGCGCGAGGCCAAGTGCGAGGACGTTTGCACTTGGGCCAAGAACAAGATGGAAGCGGAACAGAAGGACGCCGATGCCGAGCGGAAGATGAAGTTCGGCATCAAGGAGCAGGTTATCGCGGGTTTGATTACGGCACTGGCTCTGTCGTGGCTGCCCAAATTCTTTGGTGGGTAAAGGAGATAGATCATGGCAGCAACAGTGCAGATTGTTGAAAAAAATGGGGCTGGCGGGACGCAAACTGACAAGACCTCCGGCACCATCCGATTCAAGAACGCGGACAACAGTACGGTCGATACATCGAACCCGATGGTGAAACCCGGCGCGGGGACCGACTACTCGTTCGAGAAGTGGTTGCGCTTCAATGTCTCGGGCGGCACCTATACCGAGATCAGCAACATTAAGGCGTACTCGGACGGCGCCAACGGCCTTGGCACCGGCATTGGTCTATACGCCAAGGCAGTGACGGCCTATAGCACGCCAGCGGAAGCGACGGCGACCACGGGCTATACGAGCTTCTTCACCTACACGTCCGGCTCCGCACTGACCCTTGGCGCTGGCCCTTACACCAGTACGGGTGAGAAGGGAGACCACCTGGTGATGATCATGACCGTCGATAACACCGCGACGGGTGGCATGACGCCGACTGAAGCGTTGACGGTTGGTTGGGACGAAATTTGATGCCCCACGAAATCACCACCGACGACGCTGGTATCAAGCATGGCACGGACGGAGTTGTCACCGTGACGCTACTTGACGGCGGACGCATGTTCAAGCGCCGAGCCATCAAAGGCGTGGGCACCGAGACCCCAAGCGAGGAGAACTGGCTGGTGGCCGAGCTTGATGGCGTGCGTGTCTATCAGCAAGGCATGAATGTGGTTGTGACCAAGGAGGATATGTACCCATGATGAACCTCGCCTCGACCAGCGACGTCCTGCGCATCGTTACCGGCGCGGCGGCGGACATCCGCGTCCATGCCTCGTGGGTCGACCTGTCCGGCACGACCGTCACGCCGGATGGCGGGCCGCTGGCGCCCATCACCACCGCCACTACCGGCAGCTGGTTTTCGCAGAGGAGCGCCAATGCTCGCTAATTGGGTCAAACAGCCGGTTGTCTCGGGCGGCACGGGCAACCTGACGCTCGGCGGCGCCGCCACGGGATACGTTGCCATCAATACCGCCATCGGCCTGGGGCCGAGATTCGCGTATGTCATAAATGACGGCAGCAACCGAGAAACAGGTATCGGCTACCTGTCTGCGGAAACCACGCTGGTACGCGAAACGGTGCTAGAAACGCTGGCAAGCGGCGTCTATGACAATACCTCGCCCGCCGCGCTCGACGTCACCACGTCGGCCAATGTGGTGATCGCGCCCGTGGCGTCGCAGTCGGATGGGCAGCCGTATTCGATCTGTGGCGACTACAATAATGACGGCTACATCATGGACGCCGGGGCCTCGGGCAGCACCACACTGGGCGCGCTCGCCAATCGCATCTACATGATGTCGTTTTATTTGCCCTGCCGCGCCGAAGTGGCGGGCATGGGTTTCGAGGTCACCACGGCGGCAGCCGGTAACGCCGTCGCCGGGATCTATCAGGCCGTATCGCGAGCGTCCGCCAGAAAAATCGCGCAGACCGGCGAAATGGCAACGGGTACTACCGGCGTCAAGACAGCCTCGTTCGCCGCCGGAAATCTAGTGCTCAATCCCGGCTATCACATCGTCGTCCTGCATCTACAGGCCTCGTGCTCCAATCGAGCCAATACCGGATCGGTCGGACACCTGGGAAGTATGTCATCGGCTACCACCACTATTGGCGCCCGATTCGGCTCGCTCACCTACGGCGCGACGCTGCCATCTGCATTAGGCAGCGACACCTTCACCGCGTTAGCCTCGAGCACGCCGCGCATCATACTATTAGGGGGCTGAGCATGATCAACTACACCGAAAATGGCTCGCAGCTGCACGAGGCCATCCGCGCCGCCGGGCATACGCTGGTCGAGCACAACGGCCAGTGGATCGCCGACGACGAGCAGGCCGTGCAGGCCATCATCGATGGCTATGACAGGCGCGCGGCCGCGCTGACCGAAAAGTGGGAGGCGATCAAGGCCGAGCGGGACCGGCGCACGCTGCGTGGCGGCTATCAGGTCGCGGGCAAGTGGTTTCACTCGGACGTGTTCAGCCGGTCGCAACAGATCGGCATGGTCATGCTCGGCGCCAATCTGCCGGCCGGTCTGCAATGGAAAACCATGGATGGCTCATTCGTCGCCATGACGCCGACACTGGCGCAGCAGGTGTTCGGCGCGGCAGCGGCATCCGATGCAGCGATCTTCGGCACGGCCGAGGCGAAACGGGCCGCGATGGAGGCCAGTAGCGAGCCTTGGGATTACGATGTCATGGCCGGCTGGCCGCCAATGTTCGGCGAGTAAGAGTAAATGAGCCTCGGCCTTGAATCACTGGGCCTGACGCCGCTTGGGCTGGTGGTTCCGGCGCCTTCGAATGTTGTAATCCTTTCTTTAGGTGCGGCAGTCCAGCAAGCCAGAACCGCGACCGCCTCTACGAACGCGGCAGTCCAGCAAGCCAGAACCGCGACCGCCTCTACGAACGCGGCAGTCCAGCAAGCCAGAACCGCGACCGCCTCTACGAACGCGGCAGTCCAGCAAGCCAGAACCGCGACCGCCTCTACGAACGCGGCAGTCCAGCAAGCCAGAACCGTAAGTGCGTCGTTTGACGCCAACATTACAATTGCTGGTAGTAAGCTCGTTACAGGTTCCTTGAGCGCGGCCATTAAGGCGTCCCTGAGCGCAACGGCGAGCCTGAATGCTGCGCTACAGCTTGCTCGGTCGGCCACCTCGGACCTTGGCACGGTGGTTCAGATACCCGTTACGGCTACCTCGAGCATGAGTGGCGCCGTTCGTCAGGAACGTACCACGTCGACCAGTATCTCGGCCACGGTTCAGCAGGCCAAGTCGGCGACAGCGAGCCTTACTGCTGCCCTTCGTCAGGCCAAGGGTGCAGTGGCATCTCTTGACGCTGCAATTTCGCGTGCAGTGACGGTTACGACTTCGGCGGATGCGGTTGTTATTGCTGCCTTTATGGTATCGGCGAACCTGACGGGTGCAATTAGGGCCTCGCAGACGGCGACCGTCAGTTTGGGGGCCTACGTTCAAGCGGCCGGACAACAAGCCATTACGTTGTCCCTTAGCTCGGCGGTCAGGCAAGGTAATACCACCTTGACCTCTGTTTCTAGTGCGGTCAAGGACACCCACACGGCCTCGACTTCTCTTAATGGAGCGGTACGCGCTGGGCAGACCAAGGTGGTTTCAGTTGATGTAGCTGTACAGGCAGCTTGTATCGCGTCGGCAGCGGTTGATGCCTTGGTTGCAGCGCAAAGTGCTGTGGTTTCCGCGCTCGGTGCTGCAGTTCGGGCAAACCATGTGGTTACGGCAAGCCTCGAGGCATTTGTCTATACTGACGGCCTTGTGCGTGAGCGCGTGGAGTTGTCCGCCCCCATCAGTAACAGGGCGCTGGGCATCCAGAGCCCGGTGCGTACGAGTGTCACTGCACCTGCTGCGATTACCAAGCGGTGCTCATTGCCATCCGACCTTCATTAGGAGCCTGCCATGTACGAAGTCTATGTAGGGGATGTGGGAACAGAAGTCTCGCTGAATTGCGGGGTCGACATCTCCACAGCCACTGTTCGCAAGATCCTTGTCCAGAAGCCCAACACCACGGCGGTGGTTGAGTGGTCTGCCATGGCCGACGGTGCCAACTCGATCAGGTATCTCACAACAACGGGCGACCTGGACGTGGCCGGCACCTACCTCCTTCAACCTTACGTAGAACTGCCGGGTTGGAGCGGAAAAGGGGAAACGGTGGAACTGTTTGTTCGCCCCGCTTTTGGTTAAAGCATGACATTTACGAAGGAGTGGACACATGGAGGTATTCAAGTACAATTGGACATGTCCAGCATGGGTATTGCGAGCGATGAAGGTTCAACCAGCGTTGCGTTTGACACTCTCCCAACAGGTTTCGCTACTGAAACCGAGTAAGCCCGTGCGATCTCCGGAGGCTCCCCGATGAGCAAGACTATCCTGCAAGACCTTGTCTGGGCCGGGACCGAATCTTCCCTGCAAACCTTCCTGGATATCGATGCGGCGATTGACGAAAAACTGTATGCCGGACCTCCTGCGAGCAATGGTGAGGAAGATAACAGCCCATACCTGCTCGATAAGCGGGGTTCTGTCGGTGTGGTATCTGTGCGGGGTCCGTTGATCAACCGGGATAACTGGGCGACCCGTGCGTTTGGTATCAGCACCTATCCTGCGATTCGTGAAGCGGTTATGGCTGCTGCGGCGGATCCGGAAATTACCCATATCCTGATGGACATTGAATCTGGTGGGGGCGCGGTTAACGGCGTGGCCGACGTTGCTAATCTCGTCAGCACCGTGAACAGTCGGATCAAACCCGTGACGTCTTTTACCGATGGCACCATGGCGTCGGCGGCTTATTGGATTGGCTGCTCGGCCGGTAGCGTTTACTCGTCAAAGACCTCGACCGTGGGTTCGATCGGAGTAATTGCGACCCACATGGAGCAGAGCAAAGCTCTTAAGGATGAAGGGATCGGGGTTACGGTGATGCGGGCGGGGAAGTACAAGGCGCTGGCCAACAGCGTCGAACCCTTGTCTGATGCGGCCAAAGCGCAGATTCAGGAACAGTTGGACGGGGCTTATACCGTATTCGTTCAGCACGTCGCCGACGCCCGAAACGTGTCTTATGACATGGCCGACAAGAACATGGCTCAGGGGCGCGAATTCTTCGGCGCAAGTGCGGTAGCCGCAGGTTTGGTGGATGGTATCGAGACTTTCGACTCCTTGTTTTCAAAGCTGTCACAAGACACTATTGACAAACGGGCTCATGTCGTTAACAATTCCCAGCAATTTCGTTTTACCGGACAATCCGGGCCCTCGGAGGTAACTATGGCAGGTCGTCAAGCTCTCACAGAGCAACAAATTGCGGCCCTTGCTGAGTCGGCGGGTGCTGCTGAGGAGGCTGCGGCTTCCACGGAAGCCCCTGCTGTCGAAGCTGCGGCTGCCCAAGATGCTGAGGGTGTTGCTGCCCCAAGCGATTCCGCTCCCCATGCAAGTAATGACCAATTGGTCTCGTACCTGCAAGCCCAAGTCAAGGAACGCGATGACGCGCTGGTTCAGGCCCGCGTGCAGGTTGCGACCCTGACCGAGAGCCTGGCGGCGTCCGAAGCGGTTGTGGGGGATCTGGTGGCCATTGCTGCCAAGTCGCTCAACAACATGCAGGTCGCCCTTGGGGGCGCTGCCCTTGACCTGAGTGCTCAATCGCCCCTGGCGGTGATTACCGAGCACAAACGTGTCTCGGCGCAATTTCTTTCCAAGTTCAAGGCGGGAGGTGTCGCCGCAGTAGATGCCGCCAATGCCGAAGTGAAGGAGCCTGTGCTGGACCCCCTGCACATGGCGCGAATCGCTGCGACCCGTGTGAAATAAGGAGGCCATAAATGGCTAAGTTCGTGATTGTTGAAACCATCCTTCAGTCTGAAGTCAAGACTGTTCGTTTGGGTGCTGGGACTGGTACTTCCAATAACGTCGATCAGAAAGAGGTTGGCAAGCCGGTGAAGTTGGCAGGCGAATCCCGTTTTGATCTTTGTGCGGCCGGTGACGCGATCGAGGCGATTGTTACCTCGGTCGAGGTGGCGACGGCGGATGGTTATTCCATCGGCGGCGTGGCCAACGAAGGCTATAAGGCCGTAACGTTTGACGGTCTGCAGGCAACCCCCGGAACCGGCACCTTGGCTGTCGGTGACTACGTGGTTGCTGGCACCGCTGTCGCCAAGGGTACCGCGCTGTCGGCCCCGATGAAGGTCTGCAAGGCGACGACCCAGACGGGTCAATACTTCGCTTGGCGTGTTGTCTCCCTCGGCTCGGCTGGTACGGGCGCGGTTGGCACCACTGGTGTCATTGAACGCGTGAATCACTAAGGAGGAAACAACATGGCTTCGTTTATCAACGCTCAAGGGGAAACCCAACAGCTTCCGCTGGATGTCACCATGTACAAGGCTGCGGCTGAGAAGAACATGTCGCTGCCCCAGTACCTGAACACCCACTTCCCGACCAACGCCGAGAAGTATGGCACCACGTTCGAGCAGTTGTGTGCGTCCGAAGGCATCTTCATCAAGCCGGACAAGACCCACGGCATCCGCCCGTCGACGATGGCTGAAGTTCTGGATGGCAACGCCCGTCTGGAAGCGGGGGTGGTGACCAAGGATTCGGTTCCGGCATCCCGCATCATCTTTCCGGCCGTGTTCCTCCAGGCGATTGAAAGTGCCCTCGTGCCCAACCTGACGATGGCGCCGACTGCCGTCGATGACATGATCGGCTACGAGGAGAGTGTCAACGGCGATCGCTACGAGCAGCCTGTGATCGACTACACGAACCCGTCTGCTGGCTACTCGCAGCGCATTGCCCAGTTGGCAATGCCCGCTTCGATGATGACCATCACGGTCTCGGATGTGGCTCGCCGCATCCCGACGTATGGCATCGGCCTTGAGGTGTCCGAGCAAGCCCTGAAGTCGACCAGTATCGACTTCGTTGCCTTGTCGATTGCCCGTCAGGCTGCCATCGAGAAGAATACGCGTGCTCAGGCTGCGCTGCTGGCGGTCTGGAACGGGGACCTCGATTCGGGTGATGGTTCCCTGTCGTCGTTGAGTCAGGTCAAGACCACGACCTCGTATGACTCCGCAGCGACGGGTGGGGTGATCACGCAAAAAGCCTGGATGAAGTTCCTGATGGACGGCGCCTTGAAGAAGACCGTAACCCATGTGGTTACGGACATCGATACCGCGCTGAAGATCGAAGGTCGTACTGGCAAGCCGGTAATCACGACCGATAACCCGAACTCGCCACGTCTGGATACGCTCTTTACAGTTGCGAATCCGTTGTGGCCCGATAGCGTCAAGCTGTACATCAACACGGACAGCAACTGGCCTGCCTCCAGCATCATGGCCCTTGACAAGCGTTATTCGCTGCGTCGGGTGACCTCGATGACGGCCAATTACTCGGCTATCGAGTCATACGTGATGCGCCGTTCCACCGCCCTTCGGGTCGATTTTGGGTGGGAGATCCATCGGATGTTCTCCGAGGCGACCACGGGTATGACTGTGGCGTAATCCAGCAGTGTAGTGTGAGCATAAACGGCCCGTCATACGGCGGGCCGTTTGCCAAATTGGAGACCGCAATGGCTGAAGCAAAGAAAGAGAAGGACGAAGTCGTTTTTATTCGCACGGTTTTCGGTGACATGGTTGACCCGACGAACAGCCAAAGGTACACGACCGAAGGACAGAAGGTGGTCATGACACCTTGGATCAAGATTCAGGCGGAAGCTGGCAAGATTGTTTTTGAGTGAGGTCATCAATGGCTAAGAAGAAGGGCAAAGGGCGCGGCGGCAAGGGCCGGGGCTGTTAAGGAAACCGCGACATGGCTCTGGCTTCCTACACCACATACGATGAGGTCCGGGCCCTGCTTGGAGTCTCTTCCGCCGAGTTGCCCGATGATGTTCTCAGCCTTCAAGTGTATGACATCGGCTTGACCGGGGAGCTTTACGATATCTCGCCGACCTGTGCCAGTTCCTATGTCACGGTATCGAATAAACAACCCAGCGCCCGGACCACAGCAGAGCAGTGGTTCTACGATTCGGTGCGTATCTTCGCCGCGTACGCCGTGGCAAAGCAACTCACGAGCAGCCTGCCCATGTTTGGGCCGAAGGATATCTCGGACGGCAAGGCCACAGTATCCCGGTTTGCGGACTCGCCCTATCGTGCGGTCGTGACTGCGATTGCCAAGGCGTACGATCAGATGCGTGCCCGCCTGGACAAGGCTCTGGCCTCCATGAACAGCACTTCGGTGACGGCCTCACCCCGCACGTTTTTCTCGGTCGTCAGCCCCTCGATCGACCCTGTCACAGGTGAGTAATCAATGCGGTTAGCTGATGCCGCCACGTACTTCGACCGCCTGACGTGTGCTGACGCCTATAACCCCGCCACGACGTTCAAAGCGCAGTTCAATCTGTACGACGACAGTACGCGGGACGGCGTGACCGTTGAGCGGCGCGTGATTTCGACAGCGCCGAGTGTGGCCATACCGGCGCGGCGCGTGATCATAGTCGAGGCGCAGCCCTGGCTTGTTGGTAACGTAGCCCCTGACTATTTTGATGATGCCGCGATCCGGTACAGGTACCCGGTGCAGCGTGCGGACGGCCTCGCTACTATCAAGACCATTCAGCAGACTCTTCAAGGAGCCCCAGGGACCTCGGCGTATGCTGGGGTGTCTTGGGTCAAAGGCGCCAAAGAGGTTGATGAGTCCTCCAACATTTTCGACGTACTGAACGCATATTTCTCCTCGACCGAGACCTTGTCGGAACACATGATGTTTTCGCTGGTCGGTCGGTGGTATCTCGTGCGAACCGTGTTCGGGTCCTCGGCCGGATTCCTGACTGCGATGGTGGATGAGTTGCCGGAGCCCGTTGTCGAGACGGGCTCGATCGCGGTACGGACGTACAACCCTGTGTCGGATAGCCACACGAGTACCAACACGAGCCTGCAGGTGGTTCGCATGCGGTGGCAGTCGGCGTTTGAGTACTTGAGCCCTGCTTCAGAGAATTATGAGCGGGGCGACATGCAGGCCATGATCCTGAAAGCGGTGACCCCGAAAGTTCAGGATATGTTGAACCTGTCGGACGGCGCATGGCGCATCCTTGCGATGAACGACGAGGGGACGTACTGGTCCCTACACCTGAGAGCCGCGTGATGGTAGTGATCAAGAACCTTGACAAGACACTGGCCCAGTTGGATGCCTGGGCGAAGAAAGCTGAAAAAGCGGTGACTCAGGTCGCTCGCGGCGTTGCTGTTCGGGCGTTCAATCGAATCATCTACACCGGCCCGCAGTTTAGCGGCGACTTTGTTGCGAACATGCGCCTGTCACTGAACTCCGCTGACACCACGTTTGAAGAGGGCGCCCTTGGTGTGACCAAAGGTGAGCCCTTCCAGCAGGGGTCGCGTCCCGCGATCCAATACGCGGCGTTCAACGCGGCAGTGGCTTTGAATGGGTTCAAGCTCGGCGACAAGATCATCATCTCGTCCTCGGCCCGCCACAAGAGCGACAACTACGCCTTCAAGATCGAGAACGACCAGATCAACTTCCGTCCTGTGAATCCGATGGGTGGCTCGACCTTCAAGAAGACCCGCGCCCATATCGCAAACACTTATGGCAACCTGTCGTTGGCGCAGATCCAGCAACTTCGTTCAGCGAGGCTCGTCTAATGAACTATGAGTCAGCGCGTGACGCGGTGGTTGGCCATCTCCATACGAACTGGAGCACAGCCTACCCTTCGGTTCCTGTGTTCTATGAGAATCAGGACACCCCTGCACTGGACACGGTAGGCAACGCCTTCCTGCGCGTGGAACTGTCCTTCGATGACGCGGATCAGGCTTCCCTTGAGGGGGCCTCGCCCATGACCCGGGTCCATGGCTTGTTTGACATCACCGTCATGTCGAAGCAAGGCACCGGGACAAAGACCGGGTTGTCGTATCTCGATTTTCTCGTGGGACTTTTCAAACATCGCAACCTTTCGGGACTGCAGGTGGGGACCCCCAAACCTGGACACCGTGAGTTGCATGATGGGTGGCACATGCAGCAACTGCTCGTGCCTTTCTGGTTCAATAATTGACGCTATTGCAATGCTGGACTCATGTTTATATAATTTGCCGCAACCCTCTCAAAGGAGTGTTTGACCATGCCCACCGCCTCTTCCAACCTTGCTCAGGTAAGGTACGCCCCTGAAGCCACCTATGGCACGATCCCGAGCACCTCGACCGTTGGGGCTCGCGCTCTCCGGATTACCGGCGAGTCCCTTACTTATGCTGTCCAGTCCGATACTTCCAAGGAACTCCGGAGCGATCGTCAGGTTACCGACCTTGTTCTGACCGGCGCGTCTGCCTCGGGAGGCGTCAACTTCGAGGCATCCTATGCGGAGTTTGACGAGCTTCTCGAAGCGACCATGATGGGGACCTGGTCTCCCCTGGGTGCTTCGGCTTCGACCTTTACCGGAACATCTGCTTCTGCGACTGCCATTACTGCTACTGTGGCTCCGACGGGGAACGACGCATTTACCAACCTCTTTACAGGGCAATGGATCCGTGTGGTGGCCCCAGGCAATCTGTGTAACGGTCAGATTGTCAAGATCCACGCCTCGACCTCCCCAACCGCGACTGTCATCACCCTTGACCCCTCGACGCCGCTGATCGGTGGTGGGGCTACGGGTGCGGGCTGCGCCATCGATACCCTTGGGTGCCAGCGCGTGGCTTGGGCTGGTACGTGGCTCGCCAACGGCACCTCGATCACGATCGGCGTGGCCCCGACAGGCGCTGACCTCCATACCACGAACCTTGTGGTCGGTCAGTGGGTTCGCCTGAAGGCCCCGGGCAATGGTGCGGATGGCACGCTGTTCAAGGTCGCTGCTCTGCCTGATGCGACGCACATCACTCTCGATGCTGCAACTCCTCTGCCTAACGTCGCAGGTACCGGGGTAACGGGTTGCCGCCTTGTTTCGACGCGCCTCTCCAACAGCACCACTCAACGGTCCTTCACCGTGGAGAGAGGTCTCACGGATGCCGCGCAATACTTTGCCTACCGTGGCATGAACCTGTCCAAACTGTCGATGAGCTTCGCCTCGGGCGCGATTGTTGGAGGTTCGTTTGAGTTCCTCGGTAAGGACTCTATGGCGCCTACCGGGGCTACGCAGCTTTCTTCGACGGCCCAGCCGTCGAAGACTGGGGATGTCATGAACGCGGTGGCAGGAGTGGGCAACGTCCTCGAGAATGGTTCAGCCATCACAGGTACCTATATCAAATCCCTGAAATTTGATCTGGATAACAAGCTGCGTGGGCAGACCGCTATCGGGGTGTTTGGTAATGCTGCGGTTGTTCCTGGCACCCTTGAGGTCAAGGGCGAAATCGAGGTTTACCTTGCCAACGGTACGATGTATTCCAAATTCATCAACAATACCGCGACTTCGATCGAATTCACCATGAAGGACATGACCACGGGCTTTGCTTATGCGCTCAAGTTCCCGAAGGTGAAGTTCAATGATGCCAAAGTGCAGGCGGGCGGTCTTGATCAAGACGTGATGTTGACGATGCCTTTCACTGCCTTGATGGACACGACCACAAACAAGACCTTCATTATTGACCGTATCTAAGGAGTAAGACGGAGGGCGCAGCGGCGCCCTCCAGGTTCACTTTGTAGAGATTTCGATGAGCTTGTATTGACACTTTGAAAAGGAAGGACTCATGGATATTTTCAAGACTTTTGCGACCGACACCGCCAAGGAAACCGATGGCATCTGGGTCGACATCGGCGATGCTCAGTTCCTGGTTGCTCGCGCAGGCAACCAGAAATACGCCAAGAAGCTCTCCAAGCTGTTCGAGCGGAACCAGAAGCTGCTTGAGCGCAAGGATGCTGCGGCGGACAAGCTCTCCGAGAAGCTCATGGTCGAGGTCCTTGCCGAGACCATCCTGCTGGATTGGAAGAATGTCCAGTATGAGGACAAGGATCTGGCTTACAGCCGCGAGAGCGCCGAGATGCTTCTGAACATCAAGGATTTCCGGAAGCAGATCATGCAGCTTTCGGACGATTTCAACGCGTACAAGATGGTGCAGGAGGATGATCAGGAAAAAAACTGATCGAGGTGCTCAAGTGGAATCTCCAGTGGGGGTCTGAATTGAGGACCCTCATGGAGGTCCAAGAGAGCACCGGGGTTACGCCGCAGTCCTTGCGGAGTCGTCCGGAAATGCTGACAGGATCAGGAAGGTACCTTGAAGCGTTCTGGACTCTGAGCAGGGGTAGGGGTCAGGGACTTTCCGGGCCGTTACCTATAGCAGTGAGCGAGGTACTCGCGTACCTTACGATGATCGAGGAATACAGTGTGAGTGAGCGGTTAAGGATTCTCAGACTGATCCAGTCCCTGGATGGGGCGTACCTCGATTACGCCGCCAGCAAGATTTCCAAATCTGTCCCGGCTGCGCCAGCGGCCAAAGTGAGCGCAGCGTGAGCGACGTCACCCTTGAGTTTGGCATTACCACCGACTCAGCTTCACGGGAACTTCTGAAGCTGATAGGGCAGATTCACAGATCCTTGTCGGGTTTGGATCGGATGATGGCTGACGCTGGCAAGTCTTCTGGGGCTGCGTTGGTCAGTGGGGTAGAGCCTTCGTTCAAGGAATTCCACCGCAGGGCTAGGCAGGCGCTCCAAAATGCTGGAACCGAGGCTGGAAAGACTTTTGTTGATGCGGCTGGTAAGGAAATTGATGGAGTGGCCGCGAAGCTGGATCAGACCTACAGGAAGTCTCGTGAGGTTCTGGAACAGATATCCCGCTTGGATGTCAAGTTCGATAATTCGTCATACGAGAAGCGTTTATCGATCCTTCGCCAGATCAATGGTGAATTAGCGAAGGGAACCGGGGAGGGTAACCTTCGATCGCATTATGGCAATAGTGCCGTGGATGCCGCCCTCTCTGCAACGAACTCCAACATTGAGCGGCTCAAGGCAAACCTCTCAACCCTGAAGGCTCTGCCCGAGAACTTCCGTACCCTCACGGTCCGGGCGAATGAGTCGGCGGAGGCTGTCAGCAGGGCCTACGCTGCGCTGGAACGCGTCCAAGGCAACATCGCCGGGGTCAAGGCTCTGCCCGAGAACTTCCGTACCCTCACGGTCCGGGCGAATGAGTCGGCGGAGGCTGTCAGCAGGGCCTACGC